TGAATAGCTTTTTGACGAAATTCTTGGTCTTCGCTTATAGCAGCAGTAGCAGCAATACCAGCAAGGCTTTTTCTTGCATCGTTTACAAAATTACGAAGGTATTCTTGACTACGCAGTCCGAGATGACCTTGCTGCGTTCTGGCATAATCTCGCTCCTTCATTAGAGCCATCGTGGCCTCGGGATTAATACGCATTGCCCTTTCAAAAGCCGCTCTTTCAGCTTCTGGTCCTGCCGTCATCCCTTGAAGTGCATCTGCCCATTTTTCCCTTTCGCGCATAGGGGTGTACATCGGGTTTCCACCGCCTCCGACAAGGAAAAAGTCTCCTAGAGTTCCAAGAATATCTCTAAGAGTTCCTCTTGCTCCAAAAAGGCTCTTGCGGTCAGAGGCCCGGCTAGTGCTTTCTTCGGCCATACGAGCTTGAGCCACAGCTCGATCATTGCCCAAGACAAAATCGTCAGGGACTTGCTGCTGGACAATTTCTGGGTATGTTACAGGCTGCTTTTTAGGAGGTTTCACAGGATCTCCCCGAACATCAATTCTGTTTTCTTCCGGATTGGGAGAATTGAATACGCTCGTGTCAGCAGCGGACTGCGCATTCATTATAAGAGAAAGAAGAGGGTTCATACCGTTAGCTTGCCTTATAATAGAAGTTGGGATTAATTTTGCTATAATCGACAGTCATATAACCATTAACAGTCGGGCCGAGAGCCTCTGGCTTAATTTCGGCAACTTCTTGAGCCATAACCCCGGTATAAGGTCCGGAGCCATCAATATAACGGAATTCGTAAACATTAAGGCCCTCATCTGTACGACCAATGAGCTTAATGTCTTTCTTGAGGCGACGGTCAGAACCCACTACAAGGGCAGTGCCAATGGCCCTTCCAAGGCCCGATTTATCCCTTGCTCTCCCCCTGCTTTCGCGACCTACATCAGCAACAAGACCACCAGCACCGAGACCCAATTGACCAACACCAAGAAGGTTTTGCATATATTGATTGGCCGCTTGATTTTCTAGCATTTGCTCGTAGTCAACAAGGGCTCTACCGGTCGAACCTGACCGGAGCAGTCCTCGTGCAGCAGCATTACCCGTAATTCCCCGAGAACCATACTCAGCCTGCCCGCTAAGGTCGATAGCGTCTGTAAATCGACGGAACCCAGTTGGGTCTCCGCCCAACAGAGCCTGTAGGGCGTTTACACTGTCTCCGGTAGCCCCCATAACTCCACCGAAGGCACTATTAATCATGCCTCGGTTTACGTTAGTGCTTCTTTCTCTCGATGTCTTACCAAAAAGGCCGCTCATTGATTTTTACTCCATTCTTCTTTAGTTAGTCTTACCATTTGTAAGTCTCCTATGTGGGACGGGACTATTTGTAAATTTTTGAACCCTAATTGTCTATTCATCCAAAGGGCGCCTTTGTGAGTAACAGGGGTTAGGCCCATAATAATCTCGATGTTATAAGGACCGGTAAAAAACTCTTTAAGAAACTCTTTTGCCGCTTTTAGAGCTTCTTTGCCTCTAGACCAAAAGAAATAATGTCCATAGCCGCTAATGGGGTTTAAGTCTTCTCTTTGGAAAAGGGCAATGTCATTATTTTCATTGGTAAGAGCCACGTTATTTAGGTCACTTAACCAAGATACTGGTTCAAATCCTGTTACCTCTCCGTATTGGGCTACTGCTTTGCTTACAAGGTCAACAGAATACGTCCTCATGTTTAATTAAGTTAGTTCGTACGATTGGAAAATAGAAGCGGTAGGAGTAAAGTTATGCCAAATTCCAATCCCCACTTGGTCTATGGTTCCAATAAAATTAGAGATGGTTTCGGTGGCATATGAAAACCACGCTTCACCATCGGGAGAAATTTCAAAGCTAAGAGAAATTCCGTTATTAACAACTCTTCTCCACGGCAAGTCTCTTATGCCAGAAGATTGCACAATAGTTGAGTTCCAAGAGTTGTATGCGTTCCATCTTTGAACTAGCTCTTCTGAATGCTGAAAACTTCCGGCAATCAAGATTCTGCCATTAGAGGAATTTCTGAATATTATACAACGAAAATACTCTTGGCTAGTGGCAAAAGGATCAATAGGTTGCCCACGAATAGTCAGGGTCCAAGGAGGAGTAGGAATAGCAGCATTTTGCCTTAGAAACCTAATTCCACTGCCAAGGCCGCCGGGACCGGATAGTGTCATACCATAAGTTGTGTCGGCAACTGTAACTCCGGTAGCGTTATTTTCTAATGTGAAATTTGAAGACAGAGGAATAACTCTAGTGCGCTCATAGCCTCCTCCTCCGCCACCAGACCCATTAGATGCCGCTGTAACTCGACCATAGGCATCAACGGTTATATTAGAATTTGTGTAACTGCCTGCGGGGTTTGGAGAAAGAGCTTGAAGTGCAAAACTTATGGGGTTATTAGTCCCAATAGTCCCTCCTCCCGTAAGCCCTGTGCCAGCGTTTAGATTGGTTCCATTAATTTGGTCTACTGTTTGATTAAGTTGAGTTATAAGAGTGTCTATATCATCTACTTCAATACCCCGGTCACGAAGAAGCCGCATGAAATAATCAGTTGGCTTCCCCGTGGCGGGGTCTACAATAGAGAACATCTGATTAAGGTCATTAAGCGCCACCTTCAGCCTCTCCCAAATTCACGGTAAGAGAGTCAATACGAGCAAGAGCACCACGGTCCTCAATCCGAATGAGTCTTCCCGGAGAAGTAAAACTTCCGAGGCTTCTCCACGAACCTCTGACAGTATAGTCATTCGGAACTGTGGTAATCTTTCCCGCTGAAACGTAAGAATCGCCCCGATCATCCGAATAAAGCAGTTCAACATCAAGATCCAGAGCCAAACTCTCTTGATTTAGACTTCCAAGAAGTTGGACTTCGTAAAGAGGGTTGTAATTGTATCCGCGAGAAACAAGTTGTCCAGTTACTCGTCTCAAGAAAGGAACAATATAGTTACCGACTAGTGAATCATCTTCTGGTTTAGTGGGGTCAAGAAAAAACAAAGCGCCATTGAAATCAGAACCAACAATTACATTTGATCCGTAAGTTTCCGCAAAATTATTGCCTCCAACCCAATTAGCACCAGTATAAACCGACCAATAAGCCAAATCTCCGGTCGTATAAACCGACCATTGTTCCGTAGCTACATCATACACAAGAGTTTCGTCATTTCCAAGGCGAAGAACGTAAAAATCATGCCCGTCAAGAGTATAGGTCCAAGCTCGAATTGAAGGGTCGTCTATACGGCCTCTAACAACAGCAATAACGTCTACTTGAGAAACCTGCATTTTACTAGCGCCTTGGTACGATACTTGAACATCGACTTGACTGGCGTGAATTTCTTCTGCAGGAAAATTATAAACAGCCGCAGTATCGGCCTGCGAGATTTGAATATTTCCCGTAGCCGACGAAATTACATTAACGTCTCCTTGAGAGACTTGGATGGACGGAGTCGCCGTCATAGACTTTACAACGTTCTATTGATACGAAGTTTCAGACTATCCACTTCTACGGGAGTCCAAGGCGAACTTGTAACAGGGCTTACTTCACTGACATCAAAGTCATACTGAAAAGCTGTGGTAATCGGCCTGTCTGCCCCGTTGTCCCAGTTTGTTCCGTTTGGTGAAAGAGCGGTTTGCACATTTCCATCACCACCGTCAATCTTGCGGTGGCGAGTAACGGAAATTAGAGCTCGAACACTTGTAATATCGGGCGGAAGGTCTTCCATTTCAAACCGCATAGGAGACGGAAGAGGATTGTCAGCTGCCGACATATACGTAAGATCGTTTGGACGGCCATCGGTAATCATATTAGAACCAGACAACCAAGAAAGATTGGTATCGTTTTCTGCAAAAGTAAAATTGGAAGACGTGCCATCTTTTGGTGCTACACTCAGTCTGTCCGCCGACACACCATCTGCTTCAATCGTAGGGTGCGCGGTAAGGGCAGTAGAATAGTCGGTTCCGGGGGTGCCACTGGCGTTAATAGCTTTGAACAGATTGCTCAGAGCTTGCTGGGCGTTTGACCCACGATTTACAAGCCACGGGTTTGAACTAGTTCCCGCAGGAGAATTGGCGTCAACACTTCCTGTCGTAAAACGATAATGGACGGTTCCAATTTGAATGTTATTTGAAGTGTTAGGCGTGCCTGTGGCAATAAGATGGTTGAATGGAACACTGTCCCTAAGAAGCCTGTGACCACTCGTACCATAGCTTGGCGTCCAACCACCAAGAGTGCCGTCTGCATTTGGCCTAAGCCGCTTTACAAGCACGGTCCCAAGAACCCCATTATTTTGAGTTCCAGTGCTATCCGCAATAACAAGGTCTTTAAAATAGCTAAAGTGAGAAGACCAGTTTCCCGTCGCAGCCAAAAAATGAACAAGCGTAACAGGTCCTAGGCCCAAATCAACCCCAGTATAGGTCAAAGTCTGAATTCCGTTAACGTGAAGCGTCCCTGTTCCAGCCGCTACATTATAGGACATTTCAAAATGATTCCACGAGTTTGGTCCTACCTTGGGGCTAACAGTATCTGCTAGAACTGTAAGATTACCTGAAACTCTTCCAAGTATTTGAATCGCCCCGTTTTGTTCTATACGCATCATTGCAAGGATTTGGCCGCTGTTATTCTGGAATCCAATAGGGGAAGGTCTTGAATCTCCATTGTAAGGAAGTCCATCTGTCCAGAATCGAAGAGCCATTCTAACAGTTGCAGACACAGGAGTAGGGAGAGCAGCACGAATCACGGTAGACCAACTTGAAGTTCCCCCGTTCCTGCGAAGACATCTTCCGCCGGGCACATTTGGATCAGGATCGGGTACAATTGTTGTAGGTATCGTATCTGTGAAAGTATAAACAAGGCCGTCCAGCATACGAGTTATCCCCTCGCTGCCCAATCCATACCGGCTAAAATCATCTGCCCATTGAATGGCCATAATTAGTATCTCCTTTATTAAGCCTGTTTTCCAATAGCACGGCGTATACGTTCTTCAATAGCGGGATTGGAAATTCTACGCTGGCCGTTGTTGATGATAAAGACACCGCCTTCTTCGTCTACGACAATCATGCTATCTCGCACCTTTACTGCCGTTCCTTCCCAAGCACCTCGGTCAAAAAGAATACCTTGAAATCGCTGCATAGGAGCTTGAGGAGAGCCAGTAGTTACCCAAGGTTCAGTAGTAGTATCGCCAAACAACCAAAACATATCACCATAAGTGATGACTTGATTGATTTTGTCGGGACTACGTTCGGCGTTAGCAAAGTCAAGGGGATGAATTCGTTTTTCGCCCGGCTGAATCCAATAAAATTTTCCAGTGGTCCCGAGATCATCAGATTGCACAGGGACCACAATTACGTAGCTGTTGATATAAGTAAGAGAAATCGCTCCAGCATCGTCTGGAACTGTTACTTGACCAAGTTGCTCTGTGCCGCCACCAGTAAATGTAGCACCATTGCTGAATGACATGCCTGCGCCAGTTTCAGTCGAAGCATACCCGTTGCCAATTGTTCCGGGAGTTTTGGCATACACGTAAAGATCGGTTGCTGTTCGAGAAACTGCTTCTACCGTAGGATGGGCTACAAGAGCCGTAGAATATTGGGTGCCCGGTGAACCCTCTCCATTTATAGCCTCGAAAAGATTGGTCAGAGAATTGGCCGTAAGAGTTTCCAGCTTTACGAGCCAAGGGTTAGAAGCTGTGCCCGCCGGAGAACCGGCATTAACATTGCCTGTGGTAAACCGGTAATAAACACCGTTGTATTGGATAGTATCGTTGTTGGCAATAGAACCAGTAATTTCCAAATGCGCTCGGGCAAAACCATTATCAGTGTAATACCAAAGAACCCCACCTTCAGCAATAAACAGATAGCTTGGAACTTCCGTTCCTATTGGCGAGGTAGCCGCCATACTAACATCTCCAATAGGAGAAGTGCCAATAACTCCAATCAAACTGGAAGTTCCGTTACTTGCTTTAATCCGATGAAGCTCTGTCCCACTAACAACAAACAGATCATCGGCAAAAGCACCGGCAGAACTAAACACCTTACGAATAGGACCCGGCCCCACTTCTGCAAACCTACGGAGGCCGGGCCGAGCTATAAAT